TACAGGAAGTGGTATGCGGTTAGATCAGAGCCAGATAACGTACTTGACTGGGATTACTGGGATGAGAACACATGGCAAGAAGTTCTGTTTTTGTCAGAGTCAGAGCCCACAGTTCTTGACCCATCAAAGATATATAAGCAATATGTTGGTACAGATAGGCTAGTTTTTGACAATGATTACGTCTTAAGTCTAAACAATTACCGATATAGCGTCTTTAAAGACGTAAGGTGGTCACGACAGATACTAGATTCTGCATAGTATGCTATAATTGTGGTTATGAAAGAACCAAAACCACGCTTTCCTGGTCAAGTTGGTGACACAAAGGTACAACTTATCGAAGAGAACTTCTCTAACTTCGGTACATATGTGTGGCATAAGCCAAATGGTAAAGCTTTTACAGACGGTAGCGGTAACGCATTGTCAATTGAATCGATGAAGGGTGACCTTACACGTATTCAAGAATTACAGGATGCCGCCAAGCATTACGGTCAGGCAGACGGTACAGCAAAGTTCTACTCAAACATGCGTAAGATTTCCGAAGAAGAGCACAGCGAACAGTTAGACAGAATGAAGGAAGGCCTTCTCCCCAACATGAATGATCTCGGTGCTGTCATTGCTGCAAAGCAAACCCTAAAGCAGTGGGGTGATGAGGGCTAATGTCACAAGAGTGGACAATCGGTGCTCGCATCGACGACATCGAACAGATCGAAGATCAATTTAAGAAACAAGATCCTTTTAATCAAAGCTGGGAAAACCTAAAGTCATACCGTGGCATTGAGACAAACTTTAAACGTCGCTCCAACAGGATCGCTAAAAATCTTCAGATGCCACCCACTGACCAGTACATGGTTAGTGCTAGAACTAATCAGGTAGGCGTTGGCGGGGCACAGTCAAAAGAAATTAACCCAGGAGACGTTTTCCGTAATGGATACGGAATGTTCGACGTTATTACGCCCCCTTGGAATCTTTACGAGCTGGCAAACTATTACGACACCTCTTTTGCTAACCACGCAGCTATCGATGCCAAGGTAGAAAACATTGTTGGTCTTGGATATGACTTCCACCTCTCAGACAGGACTATGCTACGTCTTGAAACAAATGAAGATCGTGAAGCCGTTAAGCGTGCTCGTAACAGAATCGAAAGAGCAAGAATCGAACTTCGTGACTGGATAGAAACTTTGAATGATGACGAGTCATTCACAAACACACTTATGAAATTTTATACCGATGTTCAGGCCACGGGTAATGGCTACCTTGAGATCGGTAGAACGACAAAGGGAGAGATCGGATATGTCGGACACATTCCATCAACAACAATGCGGGTGCGCAGATTGCGTGACGGGTACGTACAGATAATTGGAAACAAGGTAGTTTACTTCAGAAACTTCGGGGCACGTAATCAAAACCCAATTACAGAAGATGCACGACCTAACGAAATCATCCACTACAAAGAATATTCACCACTAAACACTTTCTATGGTATCCCAGATATCATGTCTGCCATTTCCTCACTACACGGAGATCAGCTAGCATCACAGTACAACATTGACTACTTCGGTAACAAAGCTGTACCCCGCTATGTTGTAACTCTTAAAGGCGCAAAACTATCTGCTGACGCAGAAGATAAGATGTTCCGTTTCCTCCAGACTAGCCTTCGCGGGCAGTCACACAGAACCCTATACATTCCTCTTCCTGGAGACACGGAGAGCAATAAGGTAGAGTTCAAGATGGAACCAATCGAAAACGGTGTACAGGAAGCATCATTTAATGAATACCGCGTTCGTAATAGGGATGATATTTTGGTGGCACACCAAGTACCCCTTTCAAAAATCGGCGGTGGAGATGCTTCCTCTATCGCTTCTGCTCTTGCACAGGATCGCACCTTCAAAGAGCAGGTAGCAAGACCAGCTCAAAAGAACCTTGAAAAAATGATTAACAAGATTGTTAAAGAAAAGACAGACATTCTTGAATTCAAGTTTAATGAGCTAACACTAACTGATGAAATTGCTCAGTCGCAAATTATTGAGCGTTACGTAAAGACACAGGTTATGACACCAAATGAGGCACGTCAAGAACTTGGTCTACCACAGCGTCCAGATGGTGATGACCCATTTGAGATGTCTTCTCGCCAGCTCACAGATGCACGAGCTAACTTGGCGGGTAACAGGGAGAGAGACACAGAAAGATCTAACAATCAATCAGATAGCTCATCTACTGTTAATGGTCGTAACGCCCAGGGCGAGGGCGCAGCCTCAGAATAAAATATTACATTATTGTAACATTTTTTAAAAAACAGTATATAATGGAGCTAGTATGACTATCTTTAAAGCCCACTGGGATACTGAAGGCGACGATGTTCGCCTCTCAATGCCGTTCTCAAAAGTTGACCAAGAGCGTAGAATCGTTTCTGGTTTTGCAACTCTTGACAACGTAGATAAGCAAAATGATATTGTCACAACCGAGGCTTCGCTAGGAGCCTTTTCTAAGTTTCGCGGAAACATTCGTGAGATGCACCAGCCTTCTGCTGTTGGCCGCATGGTGTCCTTTAAAGAGGATAAGTATTTCGACCCTGACACCAAGAAATTCTATAGCGGCGTTTATGTTTCTGCGTATATTTCTAAGGGTGCCCAGGACACTTGGGAAAAGGTTCTTGATGGCACATACACAGGTTTTTCAATTGGTGGGAAGATGCTAAAGTGGGACGATGCATATGACGAGAAGATGGACTCTCAGATTCGTATTATTAAAGAGTACGACCTGGTAGAGCTTTCTCTTGTCGATTCCCCCGCAAATCAATTTGCCAACATCCTTTCCGTAGAAAAGGTAGACGGCGCTGACGTTCTTAAGGGCGACAGCGTTGCAGAGTTGGAAAATGTATTCTGGGATTCAGAATCAGGACTTGTCATACTGTCTGAAAAAGAATCCGAGAATCACCCACTGTCGGGGGTATCGATGAAGAACATTGGTTTTGTAGAAAAAACCGATGCAGAGAAAGCCGACATGATTAAGTTCTTAGTTGATAGTGCTAAAGGCATGAATCTTTCTAAGATGACAGAGGAGGTAAGTCCTATGACTGACACAACAGAAAACCTTACAGAGAAATCTGACGAGGTTGTTGAAGAAGTAGAGGTCGCTCCAGAGGCAGATGTCGAAACTGAAGCAGTAGAAATCGTAGAAGAGGATGCCGAAAAGGCTGACTCTGTCGATGATGCTCCAGAGGCAGAAGCCGAGGTTGAAAAGGCCGACGCTGCTGAAGCTGACGTTGAAAAGGCTGACGACGCTGAGTCCGATGTCGAGAAGGCCGATGCTGTCGAGGTAGAAGAGGTAGCCAAGTCCGACGATGCAGCTGTTGTTGAAGCAGTAGCTGAAATCAAGGATACCCTCTCATCAGCCTTTAGCGATCTAGCAGAAACCGTTAAGTCTCTACACGAGCAGGTTAATGCACTCAACAAGTCAATTACTGGTGTTTCCGATGAGCTTTCAGCAACTAAAAAAGAAATTGCTGATGCTAAGGGCCAGTTTGATGAGTTTGGTAAGCGTGTCGATGCTGTAGAGCAAGACACTGCTTTCCGTAAATCTGGCGATCTAGGCGAGATCGTGCAGGAACAGCCAGAAATGGTTGAAAAATCCCTATGGGGCGGTCGTTTCCTCAAAACTGCCGACTTATTTAATTAAGACACAATCACTTAGGAGGTGAAATATGTCGGAAGAGATTAAGAAAAACAATCCAGATGCAGCAGGTGATGACTCAGGTCGTTATAATGCCGAAGGTGCATTTGCTTCTGGTGGCGTTGGTGGCGTAACCAACCCTGGTGCAGACACACTAGGTAACGTACCCACCGCTAGCTTTGGTGTTACAACTGGTCCCAATGCCGTAAATCCTTCGGGTGATGCAGGCAGTGGTATCCTACGTCCTGAACAAGCACGTCGTTTTATTGACTACGTGTGGGATGGTACTGTTCTCGCCAAAGATGGTCGTCGCGTAACTATGCGTGCCAACACTATGGAACTTGAAAAAGTTAACGTAGGTGAGCGCGTTATTCGTGCGGCTTCTCAGGGTGTGGGTGACTACACCAACACTGGTGCAACCTTCTCCAAGGTGGAACTTACTACAAAGAAGATCCGTCTTGACTGGGAGGTCAGCGCTGAAGCACTCGAAGACAACATTGAAGGTGCTGCTTTGGAAGACCACCTTGTTCGCTTGATGACAAATGCATTTGCAAATGACATCGAGGACCTAGCCATTAATGGTGACGGTGCAACAGGTAACTTCCTTTCCATCATGGAGGGCTTCGTAAACCGCGTAAAGACTAACGGTGACGCACACGAGTACGTTGCTACAGTTGTTGACGACGCTTGGACTACAGAGGTTATGCAGGGAATTCTCACTGCTATGCCCCGTAAGTACCGTGCGTTGAAGAACAACCTCAAGTTCTACGCAGGCACCGACGCATTCCAGGGTATCGTTAAGAACAACGGTACTCTTGCAGATGCAATTGCTGAAGCCTTTGCTGGTACACCAGCTGGTACAGAGCGCAACCGTCAGGCATACCTTGACGGCCAGGCCCAGACTCTGGGTACTGCTCGCACCACTCGTGTTCTTGGCATTGACGTTCTAGAGGTACCCTACTACCCAGCTGGTTATGTTGACATGACATTCCCCGCTAACCGTGTATGGGGCTTCCAGCGCGACATTACCGTTAACCGCGAGTATGTTGCCAAGAAGGACACGATCGAGTACACCGTATTCGTTCGCTTCGGTATTCAGTGGGAAGAAGAGGACGCTGTAGCATTCGCTGATGCAGCTGCCGATTCCTAAACCATAAATTAATACCCTTAAGGGGGCAGGGACTTCGGTTCCTGCCCCTTTATTTATTCTGTTATAATAGAGATATCTATATAGGAGGCATTTAATGTCAGAAAACGATGCATGGAATGGTTCAGTGTCTGATAGCCACGCAGATCTAATTACCGCAAAAGCAACAAAAAAGCGGTCAGATGGCGATGGTACAGATGCAGTTGGACCAATTGAGACGGGTGCAATTGGTGTAACTAAATCAACACCAAAAAAGAAAGCAACAACAGCAGCAACACCCAAAAAAGAAAAAGAAGTAACCATTGCCGTTCATTCAACAAGAAATGTTGTTTGGGAAGGCGTTGGCAAAATTGCCAAGGGTTACAACATCCTGCCAAAAGCAGTAGCTGAAAAGTGGTTGACTCGCAGTCATGTTAGAGAAGCCACTCCAGAAGAGATTGCTAGAGAATACGGTAAGTAAAGATGGAAATACTGAGGGTACCGTCATATACCACTGATGCCGTAATTACTGTATCTAGTGCTTCTACTAGTTACGATTACACCATTACGGATATGGCGGACCAATCAGTAACCACTGGTACAACCACCTCTAGCTCTGCTTCTAAGGTTACAATTTCGCTACCCTCGGAATACGATGGTTCCTACATTGTAAACGTAGACAGCACAGATAACTACGTCGATGTTGTTAGA